AAGGCGCGACCACGTTCCATACGACCTATGGGAGCGCCAAGGCTTCCTTCAAACGACTGAGGGAAACGTCGTGCATTACGGGCGCATAGAAAAGTTCATCGAAAGGCTCGGTGAGCGTTTCCATATCAGCGAGATTGCTTTTGACCGTTGGGGTGCTACTCAGATGGTTCAGAACCTCGAAGGTATGGGCTTTACTGTTGTTCCCTTCGGCCAGGGCTACAAAGATATGAGTCCTCCTACCAAGGAGCTCATGAAGCTCGTCCTGGAGCGAAATATCGCCCACGGTGGCCAACCGGTCCTCCGTTGGATGATGGATAACATTTATATCAGAACCGACCCTGCGGGCAACATTAAGCCTGACAAGGAAAAGTCCACAGAGAAGATAGACGGTGCAGTGGCAACGATAATGGCGCTTGACCGAGCTATCAGATGTGGCAACGATACGAGTGCCAGCGTTTACGATGCGCGTGGCCTCTTGTTTATATGAAAGGAGTAATTCGAATATGGGCCTTTTTTCAGGACTATTCAAATCTAGAGATAAGCCTAAGAACAGTACGGTCGGCAGTTCCTACTCTTTTTACATGGGTGGATCGACTTCCGGCAAGCCTGTAAACGAGCGCTCTGCGATGCAGATGACAGCGGTTTATTCCTGTGTCCGTATCCTTGCAGAAGCGGTCGCGGGGCTGCCCCTTCATCTCATGCGAGAAACCGATAACGGTGGCAAAGAAAAAGCTACCGACCATCCCTTATATTTGCTTCTTCACGATGAACCGAACCCTGAAATGTCAAGTTTTGTTTTCAGGGAGACACTTATGACACATCTTTTGCTATGGGGCAACGCTTACGCGCAAATTATCCGCAATGGTAAAAATGAAGTCATCGCACTGTATCCTTTGATGCCAAACAAGATGGAGGTTGACCGAGACGAACACGGCCAGCTCTACTATACTTACCAGCGGCAAAGTGAAGAGGCGCCCACCATGAAAGGCTCCACTGTTAAGCTCTCCCCTTCGGAAGTTCTCCACATCCCCGGACTTGGCTTTGATGGCCTAGTCGGATACAGCCCAATTGCTATGGCCAAGAACGCTATTGGTATGGCAATTGCCTGCGAGGAGTACGGAGCTAAGTTCTTTGCTAACGGTGCACAGCCGGGCGGTGTCCTGGAACACCCGGGCACGATTAAAGACCCGCAGCGAGTGCGCGAAAGTTGGCAGAGCACCTTTGGTGGCAGCGGCAACGCAAACAAGATAGCGGTTCTCGAGGAAGGTATGAAATATACACCTATTGCCATCTCCCCGGAGCAGGCGCAGTTCCTCGAAACCCGTAAATTCCAAATAAACGAAATTGCTCGAATTTTCAGAGTGCCTCCTCACATGGTAGGTGACCTTGAGAAGTCGAGCTTTTCTAATATTGAACAGCAGTCCCTGGAGTTCGTGAAATACACACTTGACCCCTGGGTTATCAGGTGGGAGCAATCAATCTCCCGCGCCCTTCTCTCCCCCGAGGAAAAGAAGAAATATTACGTTAAGTTCAACCTTGACGGACTGCTTCGTGGAGATTACCAAAGCCGAATGAACGGTTATGCCATCGGAAGGCAAAACGGTTGGATGTCCGCAAACGATATCCGCGAGCTTGAAAACCTCGACCGTATCCCTGCTGAAGAAGGCGGTGACCTCTACCTCATCAATGGCAATATGCTCCCCATGCGCAATGCCGGAGCTTTTGCAAATACAGCACCTAACGATAACGGAAAGGAGGAAACACCCGATGAAGAAGTTTTGGAACTGGACGAATCAGGAGAAGACGGAGACGACTCCGGCAATGAGAACTCTGCATCTCAACGGAACAATCGCAGAAGAAAGTTGGTTTGACGATGATGTCACTCCACAGCTTTTCCGCGAGGAGCTTGAGTCCGGCAGCGGTGACATCACCATTTGGATTAACAGCCCAGGCGGTGACTGCGTAGCTGCAGCTCAGATTTATAACATGCTTATGGATTACAAGGGTTCCGTTACTGTCAAGATTGATGGAATTGCGGCTTCGGCAGCTTCCGTTATTGCTATGGCAGGTACAGAAGTTCTTATGTCCCCGGTCGGTATGCTTATGATTCACAACCCTATGACGGTTGCTATGGGCGATAAAAACGAGATGGCAAAAGCCATTGAGATGCTCGAAAGCGTTAAGGAATCCATCATCAACGCATACGAAATCAAATCCGGAATGTCCCGAGCAAAGCTCTCCCACCTCATGGATGCGGAAACATGGATGGATGCAAACACCGCTTTGCAGTATGGCTTCATAGACGGTATTCTCGCAAGAGAAATACTGCCCGCCCCTGTTACCATCGAGACACAGGACGAAGATCCCGCAACTCCCGCTACCCCCGAAACTACCGAGAATGCTGAAACAGCACCGAAAGCCACTATGCTGTTTTCTCGTAAGGCAGTCGAGTGCGCGCTGGTTAATAAATTGCGCCACAGAATGATTGCTGATGCAGCAAAAATCAAACCCCAAGATACTAAACCCACCGGCCGCAGCGCGAAAGAGCTCTACGACCGACTCAACTTAATCAAATACTAAAAGGAGGATCATATTTATTATGACACTTAATTCACTTCGCACCAAGCGTGCTAAAGCCTATGACGCGCTCAAGGCTTTCGTTGATTCCCACCTCGATGAAAGAGGCTACCTTTCCGAAGAGGACGATGCTACCTACAACCGTATGGAGAAGGAAGTCCTCGACATGACCAAGGAAATCTCTCGTCTTGAGAAGCTCGAGACTATGGATAAGGAAATGTCCATGCCTACCAGCTCTCCCCTTACCGTAAGACCCGAGACTCCCAAGGCAGACACCAAGTCCGGCCGCGCTTCCGATTCTTATTCCAAGGCTTTCTGGAACCAGATGAGAAGCAGCAACGTACACGAGTTCAGAAACGAGCTTCGCGTAGGCTCGGATACTGACGGCGGCTACCTCGTCCCCGACACCTTTGAGAAGACCCTCGTTGATGCTCTCAACGATACTCTTCACTTCCGTAAGCTCGCCCACACCTTCAGATCTGCATCTGGCGCACACAAGATCCCGGTTGTTACTTCCCACGCTACCGCATCCTGGGTTGACGAAGCAACCGACATCCCCGAGACTACCGAGACCTTCGGTCAGAAGACCATCGGCGCTCACAAGCTCTCTGCCCTTATTAAGGTTTCCGAAGAGCTTCTCAACGATTCCGCATTCGACCTCGAAGCTCACTTCAGAGACGAGTTCGTAACTCGTATGGCAGAGACCGAAGAGGCTGCCTTCATCAACGGTGATGGTAACGGCAAGCCTTATGGTATCCTTCACGATACCGAGGGCGCAGAGGTTGGTATCACTACCGCTTCCGCTACTGCAATTACCGCTGACGAGCTCATCAATCTTTTCTACAGCCTCCGCGCACCCTACCGTCACAAGGCTGTATGGCTCCTCAACGATGCGACCATCGCACAGCTCCGTCTCCTCAAGGACAACAACGGTCAGTACATTTGGCAGCCCGGCCTCAAGGACGGTGAGCCTGACAGACTTCTTGGCCGTCCTGTTCACACCTCTCCCTACATGCCTACTGTGGCTGCGGGCGCTAAGGCTATCGCATTCGGTGACTTCAAGAACTACTGGATCGGTGACCGTGAGGGTATCACCTTCAGACGTCTCAGCGAGCTCTATGCTACCAAGGGCCAGGTTGGCTTCCTTGCCATCAAGCGCCTTGACGGTCGCACCATTCTCCCCGAGGGCATCAAGGTCCTCAAGGTTAAGGGCACCGCAACTACTACGACCTAATTTTTAGGAGGTGACGGTGATGGATGAATTACTCCATAAGGTCAAACAAAACCTTATCCTGGAACATCACGCTGATGACTCTCTGCTAAAATCTTACATCACCGCCGCCATTGCCTATGCCGAGAGTTATCAGCACATTACCGCCGGCACATATCAAGTGCTACCTATGCCTCCCACTACCGAGCAGGCAATTATTATGCTGGCCTCACATTTCTATGAGTCCCGCGATGGTAGCACTGCCGGCTTCTTCGCAGATAACCCTCAAGCCGCTTCGCAAGTTTGGAACACAGTCAATACGCTTCTTCGCCTTGACCGAGATTGGAAGGTGTGATTATGAGCTTTGGCAAAATGAATACCTTTATCGAACTTGGCTTTTTCCGCAAAGGCAAAGATGACGATGGTTTCTCTGTTTCCGAATACGTGTGTGTGGCAAGAGTACGCGCCTATCGTGAAGGGCGGCATGGTTCCCAACGATGGGCCAACCTGGCCTCCTTCTCCGAGGCAACCGACCTATTCCGTTTTCGCGCTTTCCCGAACATTCTTATTACGACCGATTACGTTCTCCGCTGCGGGGATGAGACCTTTGATGTCACCTCAGTTGAGGACGTAAAAGGTCGCGGAATGTATATCGAAGTGCTCGCAAAAAAGGTGGTGGCAACGAATGGCTAAGGCAGATTTCAAAATGCCCGAGGAATTTCTCGAGCGTATTTCCAAGCTCGGTGCTCGCAGTGACGAAATATCCGAGCGTGTACTCGAAGCAGGCGGTGAAGTTGTACTGGATAAGGTTCGCAGTTCCCTCTCGGCTGTTGTAGGTAAAGATACAAAAATCGACTCCCGGTCCACCGGTGAACTTGAAAAGTCCCTCGGTATGACCAAGGCAAGAGTTGACCGGGATGGCAACCACAACATCAAGATTGGCTTTGCCGAGCCTCGTTCTGACGGGGATAGCAATGCTAAGATTGCCAACATCCTGGAATACGGCAGACACGGTCAGCCCGCGAAGCCATTCTTAAAGCCTGCAAAAGCAAGCTCAAAATCAGCGTGTGAAGAGGCTATGAAACGACAGTTTGAGGAGGAAATCAAGAAACTATGAGTGTACTTTCAGATGTTAATACAACCCTGGGTCCTATAGGCATTCCTCTCGAAACCGGAGTGTTCACGGGTATAGCCCCCGACAAATACATCGTGGTGGTTCCTCTCGTGGATACCTTCGGCTTGAATGCTGATAATGCCCCTTCATACGACATTCAGGAAGCGCGTATCTCCCTGTACAGCAAATCCAACTATATCGCAGATAAAAACCATATCATCCGCACCCTGCTCGCTGCGGATTTCACAATTACGGGCAGACAATACATCGGTTATGAAACCGGAACCGGATACCACCATTACGTGGTGGATGTCGCAAAACATTATGAAATGGAGGAATAACTTCTATGGCAACAATAGGTCTTGATAAGCTTTATTACGCCAAAATCACAGAGGATGCAACAGGCCTTGAAACCTATGGCACCCCCGCAATCCTCGCTAAGGCTATGACCGCAGACCTCTCTGTAGAAATGGCCGAAGCTACCCTTTATGCTGATGATGGCGCTGCTGAGATGGTGAAGGAATTTAAGAGTGGTACTCTCTCCCTCGCTATCGATGACATTGGCGCTGCAATCGCATCCGACCTTACCGGCTGCACCATCGACAAAAACGGTGTTGTAGTATCTACCGCAGAAGATGGCGGCACTCCCGTTGCTATCGGATTCCGCGCTAGAAAGGCAAACGGTAAGTACAAGTATTACTGGCTTTACCGTGTTAAGTTCAGTATCCCCGCTACGAACCTTGCTACCAAGGGTGATAGCATTACCTTCTCTACTCCCACAATCGAAGGCACCATCTTCAGAAGAAATAA